ACTCTTCACTCTCAGCATAGTTGTACATTTCTGTTGCCTGTTCTTCAGTCAGTTCACCGACTTCTTCTACACCAAAATATTCACACACATCTGTGACTGCCCAATCGTATGCAAGTGCTTCGATTTGGTCAGACAACTTGTGTATCTTTTTAACTTCAAACGCCATTCATTATCTCCTTTTGCCCGTATCTGGGTCATTTGCTTCTCTTGTGGATAGGACTTGTAGTCCACCCTTGTTATATGCCTGTCCAATAACAACATTACCATTATACTCTGGACGTTCTTTTCGGTAGGCATTACCGATACCATCACCTACTGATGGAATTTTGGCAGGAGAGCAGGGAGTCGAACCCCGGCTGAGTGGTTTGGAATCACTAGTGCTACCATAACACTTCTCTCCTTTAGGTTTGTAACCCATTTTCTTTAGAAACTTTTCGTGTTCTGCCTCTGCAGCCAACAACTTAGAAGTTTTCTTTTGATTCTTTCGCTTTTTCTGATTTGTTGTCGTAAAGTATATCGGCAACATATGCATTCCGCTCATTATAAATTCCTTCCATCAATACTTCTATTGGTAGATTGTCAATAGATTCACCATATTTCTCTGCGAGTTCAACTAGTTTCATTAATTGCTCTCGCATACAATAGTTCTTCTAGCACATAGTTCCAGTACTTCTTTGCCCAAGGAGACAATGGCCTACCACTTAGTAAAGTCTGTACTGAATTGATGCGTTTCTCTTGTAAATCAACCATTGATAATCTTTTCTGCAATCTCGACAGCTTGATAGTCATTACCACCAATATGCCAGTCATACTGTTCAGTAGGAATACGTCCTGTCTTCCAACAGTACACAGATAGAGGTTTGTAATAGAAATCATCCTCATCTTCTACCTTTGCATCAATAGTCCATTCACAGGCAACCTTCTCATAAGGATTTGCCTCAGTGTATGTAGGTTCACCCAAAACCTCTACGAGATTGTCATAGGTCGTCCGTACAGTACCCATTAGGGACGTTCCGTTTATATTGACACTATCATCTACTTCAAATCCAAACACGTTTAAATCACTCATTTTTTAACTCCTAAAGCAACACCAACAATTATCATTCCAAGTCCTAACATAGTATACTTCATAACCTCAGCCATTGTCAAGGCTTTTTCCATACAATCGCCATCACAATCAGCACCAGCAGTACCAATTATCATTATGAACCCTAATGCAGCAAGAACCCATCCAAAAATATTTACCATAATTTTACTCCCTTTTCTGCAGCATCTTGCATATCAGAAATCTCTGCCATTTGTTTCCAAAACATATTTTTAGCACTAATGAAATTAAATTCACCATCTTCATCTTTGACAGTGAACTCAATGTCTGGTTCACTACCATAAGTGACACGTTTATCAACGACAATACAACCGTCAACATATTTAGCGTCCCATACTTTATTCATAAAATCATTAAGTTGCATTATGCAGCCTCCCCAAATAATTGTCCCATACCTTCGTATACTACGTTGTATGCATTCGCTTCATAGGCATAGTTATCCCAGAATTCATCATCATCCAAGTCACTATGGACACATGGATTAGCACAATGCTCTTCCCATACACGGTTCATTGCGTTCATGCCTTCAAGACAATCGCCACGTCCAAAGTTTTTCATGGTTTCCCATGCACCTTTGAAACTAACTTGCTCTTGGTAAAAATTTGGAATACGAAACATTTTTTCTCCTTTGCGAATCAACTCATCTTACCTATACAGTATACCTGTTGTGATAACAAATGTCAAGCATAAAATAGCACTTTTTATGAAAAAATTGGCCCTTCTGACCAATACTCTTCACTAAACATCATCCCTGCCATATTTCTGAACATATCTAGAATCAGATTTTCATTACGTTCATAGGGGGATATTTCTAAACAACATACAAATTCGTGCATCCTGTACACATGATCACTACCATCATATGTCTTATTCTTTACAAACCTATAGATTTCCCAATCCCATTTGATACAGTCACCATCATCATGTATGGCCTTACTGAGGATATACCCCTTATATGTGTCAAAAGGATCGAAGTCCCTATACTCTGCAAATAACATTTTTAATTCCTTACGGCTTCATTTAGTTTTCTTTTGATAGTTGTTATACTATCTTCGTTTGCTTGATACCTAATACCAATACCACCTTTCTCACACCATCTAGAAATGTTGTCTGGTTTATCATCAACTAATATATTAGGTGTACCGTCAAACCTATCTACTGCAAATTGGTGTTTGTTTCCAGTAAAGATTAAGTCTTCTATTTCATCAGGCATAAACCCATGTCTATTTAACCAAATTCTTTTCCAGAATGCAGAGTTATCCCTGTCACCCCTTAGAGGTGAAGAACAAATGCCGAATGTACCAATTGATTTAACAAAATCTACTAACTCGGCCGAAGTATCAAACGGTTCAAGTGTGTTGAAGAAATCAGTACACTTCAATCCTGTAATTGACTGTTCAATCTTAGGTATCTGTTTCCAGTGTTTAACAACAAACTTTTTCTCAAGTCCACTAAAGAAGTCTGCAATGACTCCATCCATATCTAAATATATTTTCATATTATTTTCCCATAATCATTTTATCACGCATCGCCTCCATACGTTTGTAACTTTCTAACCATTGAAGAGGCGATTTGATTGTCTGTCCCACAGACATCTTCAACTTATTCTTACGAAACTGTTTCTTCAGTTCCTTTGCCATGTCAGTTCCCAAGAACCGAGAGACTAACTTTACAAGTGTCACTCGAAATGAAACATCATGGTGCATATTTCCTGCTGTGTGTGCCAGTTCATGTAATACAGTGTATTTGTTAGTACCACAGTTAGGACGTAAAGCGATAACACCATTGTACCCAGCAAAACCAGCTAAACGTGGGCTATTAGATGCCTTCATAAATCGTAGAGTAGGTTTAGTCTGTCCACTATTCCCACATAGGTTCTGATAAGTCTTAGACTTGACTATGCGATTGAAATACTTCTGACACTCTTTCTCTGTCAAGTTAACTGAACTATCTGGATATAACCGTTGTGTTGCAAACTCACTCTGATAAACTTTATTACGTCCACTATCTACACCAGACGCTTGTAAACGTCCTGTACGGATTGCCCGAGTTTTCTTTGAAAAGTAATTTGCATATTTGTTTGCAAGGTCATTATTCATTACACCAGTGTCAAGTGCAGCTTGGTATGCGTTATCCATATCCCATAAATTCATTATACATTCTCCGTCATTGCGTATTGTGGAACGGTAAACATGTCATCAAACATCCCTACCTCATCAAAACCATTAAGAACCATTCCTTCGAATGCATCCCCACCCTTCTCATAGACAACTAAGTCGCCCTTAATCAATCCCCGATAAGAACCAATCTCTATGTCAGTGACTTGCATCTTCATCTCTACACCGTGGTATGTCTGTTCAATAATCATAGTGATTCTCTCTTTCTTTATCTTACCTATACAGTATACTTGTTATAATAACAAATGTCAAGCGGTTTAGACAAAAAAAAGCCCTGTAAAAACAGGGCTTTAGAAAATAATTTTATTTTTTTATCGTTTTTTCTTTGCAAGTTCCTGTGAAATCCACCGTTTTGCAATATTATTGGACACTTTTTTCCTAACTAACATTGCGATTCGTTTCCAAACCTTAGCAAACACATCTTCACCAGCGTCATTGTTATCTACAATGATAAAATCTTTGCTACCGAAAAGTGATTGAAACTTACCTATGTTTCTTTGCACTTCATTCCACATGTTAGCAACTTCCTTCTCTGGCAAAGTTCTAGAACGCTTTCTGTTACGTTCTTGTGCAGTATCGAGTGAAGTATTAACAAATATCATAGAACATTCATAACCGATAGTTCTCAATCCTTGTACTTGTTTTGCAATCTTGTCATAGTCTTTACCAGTGCCATCAATGATAACCCCTAGTCTGCCTGTCAAGAAGTTACCTTGCATACGCTTTGTAACCTTTTTTGCTCGTACACGAATCTCCTGTCCTTCATCTGAAAAGATATCTTCTGGTGATGCTTCTAGTCCAGCATCATTTAACATCTTCTCATAGATATCATCACTATTAACAATCTTCATTCCTAGTCCACCTGTCGTTCTTCGGACAACATATGATTTACCAGAGCCTGGGCCTCCTGCTAAGAAAATTGCTTTAAATATATTGGGATCGTATACTCCCTCCTGTAACTTTGTAAATGTCTTCATTTTTATTTCCTAACAACTCCAGCGTTCGTTTTCGATATAGTTCTTCATAGTATTTATCCTTCTCTAAATTCTGCACCTCGACTTTTCTATCATGTCTAGTTTGAAAAGTCATCTTCTTGATACGGTTTTTGAGTTTAGTATTCATTTTATACCTCTTGTATTGGTTAATAGATTATCATAACAAAACGAGTTGTATTTTGGCCCTCCTTAAAATATAATATCGCCAGGGTCTGATGAACCTCTAGGGATTATTTCTTCAACAGAAGAACCCCCATCTGATGCAACAACACCCTGATTTGGATATTTGGTTTTTACTGTATCTCTTACACAATCTAATAGTATTTCGTGTAAGTCTTTACCAGTACCTCTTTTGAAAACATGGTGAAGTTTTCTAACAAGGTATCTTCCTGTTAGTGTTTCATCGTTTTCACCAGTTTTAGTGTTATTAATAACGATACCAATTAAGTCTCCTGCTTGGAGTGTGGTATTACCGTTAATCTTAATTCTTAATGATACGGCAGAATTTAGTGATGCAAATCTAGACTTTCTTCTCTGCAACCACTTATCTGTCCCTTTGTAATCAAAACTGCCTGAGTAAGCACCATCAAACAATCCACCCTTAGATTCTCTGTCGATAGTCTGTACATAGTATACTGACTCTGGGTATTCTGATATTTTGTTATTGTAATCATCAACAAGTTCTGAAACTATTGGGCCTTGTTCTGAACCATACTTGTTAAATTCGTCTACATGTACGTCATTTTCAAAGTCTTCCAAATAGTCATATTCATGTTCTTCATAGTCTTTGTTTAGAACATCCAAAAGTAAAAGTTTAGATGAATACATACCAGCACGGCGACTGGCCATTGTATCTGTAGAACCAACAACGTCATACTTCAATATGTTCTGTAACAATAGGTCTGTTCTATTACGAAGTTCCGTTTCGTTGGGTGTAAGTTCACGAAACACCATCTTAGGGTTCTTTCTATCCATCATACTGTCAATGGTTCTAAAGAAGTATCCTCTGCATGTCTCATAGAAAAGAAATGTTGGTGCATCGTCATACTCTTTTGAGAGGCAACGTCTTGCAATCGAATTGATGAATGCAAAAGGCCTTTGATTTGGTGCAACCAATTTAAACCTGTTTGAAGTCTCTTCGTAGTAAAACTCTTTCTTGGAGTTTAGTAATTCTTCATCACGAATAATCTTTTTGATTATTTCGTCAGCTGGTTCACCTTCATAGGCCTCAACACACCGAATACGATTGTTTCTAATAATTTCTGATGTAGTGAACGATAAACTAAAGATTGTTGTGTTATCATTGACACTCATCTTATTGTTTATTTTGTAAATATACAGAGGCATCTCTGTAAAGTTGATAATAGTATTTCTACTATCAGTATCATCTGCATTTGGTGTTGAAAGTTTTAGTTTTAGTTTCTCTTGACCAACAAGTCTCAATTCACCAACAAGATTATTGGTGTCGGCGAAAGAAATATCACCCGATATAGAGTTTTGAAAAATGTCCTCGTAAATGTCTACTGATGCAAGTAAGTCAGATAAATCTAACTCTAAACCATTAACTGTACATAGTTTACATACATCAACTTTATATTCACCAGCGTACTGAATTTCTGCCATTATTAATTACCACTTAGTCTGGATTTTAATTCCTGTTTTATAGTATTAACGTACTGTTTCTTAACAAGTCTAATACGTCTTTTCTTTTGTTGTAAATTATCTTCATATTCATAATTTGTTATAGTAACAGCATCAACAGGAATTGTATTTGATGGGTCGAATGGTATTTCTATTACCTTTGAAGTATCACCAGATTCCTGATAAACCTCATAATGATGTATATCATTAACATCATCATATTTTTCTGTTACATATGTTTCAAAGTTCTGAACGGACATAGGCCAGTCATCATATACGTCAATGATATCATTCGCCATAAGAACAATCCAATGCAATTTTGGATCACCATAAAATTCAGATGCTACATATTCTGGTGTCTCTCCAGCAACAACATCATAGAAATCATATTGAATGTAGTTCTGTTTTGCGAGATCACTAAAACGAACCTTTCTGGTAATGTCTGTTAACATCACTAGATCAGTATCACCCTTTACATCTATTGCAACTTGGGGAAATTTATTAAAGTAAGACATGATTAAAACCCTTCTGCGATTTTTTCTTTCGTAACAAGATCGAGTTCTTTAAACTGTAATGTCATTTCTGTTTCTACTGGTTGGTGGTCAACAAAGAATTGTGGACGCTCTCCACCATACTTTACATTAACTGACTCTAAGGCGCACTCACCAATATGATGCAAATGAATATTTGGACGATATGTTATATTGAAAGTTGATGGAACAATCATTGTTCTACCAGTACCATCAGCTCCAGCAAACTCAGGCATAGAATGAAATCTGAATGTATTTACAATTTCTTCAATTGCTGCAGCTTCTGAAGAACTCTTAGGTAACATTTTAAATGTGAATGAAAAAGAACGTCTATCAATAGATTCAAAAGCCATCTCTGTTCTATTATTTGTTATTTTACCCTGTTGGATCTGAACAGCAGCCTTCACACCAGAGACACCAATTCCCTCTAGCATACCAAGTCCAGCATTATTTATTTCTGCCTTTCCTTTTTCTAAAATACTACCTATGTTAAATCCAGCACCACCAAAACCTTTCAACGCACCAAGAGCAGAGGCTGCAATAAGTCCAATTTCTGGTTCACCGTAATTTGCTTTATGGGAAACTTCTAGATTAGCAGGCATGTACAGTACAATTGATTGATCAACTTTCTTAGTAGGCGCTCTTGGAACAGAAACCGTACTAAACTGTGTCGATCCACCTTTAGGTTCTGTTGCGTATGCTTTGGTACTACCGAATGTTACCTCTGATGCAGAAGGAACATTTACGTCAAATCTAACATAATGATCAGATTTCTCAGATGTAACATCTTCTGGATATGACACAAGAGGTTTGGTAGATACTCTAGTTTTTAGTGTTGATTGTAAAGCCATCTAAATAGTCCTGTAATTGTGAAAGTATTTATATAGACTTATGGCTTACTCAGGCAGATATATCCCAACAAAACCTAAAAAATATAAGGGTGATCCATCTAAAATTGTATATCGTTCTCTATGGGAACGTAAATTTATGGTATACTGTGATAGAAACAGTGCAGTCCTAGAATGGGGCAGTGAAGAAGTTATCATACCATATACATCTCCCCTTGATGGTAGGAGACACAGATACTTTCCAGATTTCTATGTAAAAGTACGTCAAAGGAATGGCACTATCAAAAAATGGTTGATAGAAGTCAAACCTAAAGCCCAGTGTGGGCCTCCTAAAAAACCTAAAAGAAAAACACCTAGATTTGTTAATGAAGTCCGTACATGGGGCGTCAACCAAGCCAAATGGGAAGCGGCAATAGATTGGTGTAACGATAGAGGTATAGAATTTAAAATTCTTACTGAAGATCACTTGGGTTAGTTGTATAAATAGAGGTATGACTTACTTTGATCAAATATTAGAAAAAACTGGTGGCAAGGAACGTAGTGTTCGTTGGTTTCGTGATAAGGTGCGAGAACTAGGCACACCCCCCGATAGGAAGTTGATATCTGAGGGAATAGTTACTGGTCGCCCAAATCTTGGAAACATGAATTTTTTCTTTTATGATCCAAAATATAAAAACGAATTACCGTATTACGATAGGTTTCCTTTAGTAATGCCAATTGAGAGTTACAATGATGGATTTTTAGGATTGAATTTTCACTACCTATCCATTCCAATGAGACTTAAACTATTGTCTGTAATTACAGAATATGCAACAGACGATAGGATGGATGAAAACACAAAAATTAGATTAACGTGGAATCGTATAAAAAGAAACCCAATGGTAAAACCTACGGTTAAAAGATATCTCGCATCCCATGTAAAATCACCATTCCGTAAAATAGAAGCAGACGAAATGATGTTAGCAGTACTGTTACCTGTACAAAGATTTGTAAAGGCAACTGATAACAAGGTTTACTCTGATTCTAGGCGAATGTCAAATCAAAGGAGAGTATAATGGCAGCATTAGACGAATTTATTTCCAGTTTTAGTAAATATGGTGGCCCTGCTATGCTTAGTAGGTTTGAGGTACGAATATCTGCCCCTGCTACAGCAATACCTTCTTATTCTGATGATAGGCACATGTCACTTCGTGTAGAAACAGTAACTATGCCAGGTAAAAACCTTAGAACTGTTACCAATGAAAACATATATGGCCCAACACATGAAATGGCACAAGGTTTAACATATGCAGAAGAAGTCAATATGACATTCTTCCTTTCAGCAGAACATTTTGAAAGGAATTATATTCAGTCTTGGATGGATTTTATTTACAAACCAAACAACTATAATCTAGAGTATTATAAAGAATATAATCGTCCAATCCAAATATTTCAATTGGATAAAAATGGAAAAAGATTAAATGGTATGAATTTGAATGAAGCATTTCCAAAAACTCTTGGCCCAATAGAATATACACAAACGTCTACAGAACTTGCAAGACAAGAAGTTTCTTTTGCGTTTAAAGATATTACCTTTATAGATTCTAGTGGAAACAGTATTTCAAAATCTGATTCTAGAACTTTCCCACAGGATTTGAGATTGCCAGTTACACCACAAGGAGTATCTACATTACCTTCTGTTAGTGTAGATCCATATCAAGATGCTATTCTTAGAGGAATACAATAACTTACAGATTAAATAAATTTACATAATGCACAATAGGAGATAATATTATGGCATTACCAAAACTGGCCTCGGCCAAGTATGAATTGACATTACCATCAACTGGAGAAACAGTTGAATTCCGTCCTTTTCTTGTGAAAGAAGAAAAGGCATTAATGTTAGCACAACAAGAAAACAACCAAAGTTCAATGATTCGTGCAATAGAAGAGATTATCTCTGCATGTACTTTTGATAAATTAAAACCAAAAGATTTACCCATATTTGATATTGAATATGTGTTTCTAAAACTGAGAGCAAAATCAGTTGGTGAAATATCTAGACTTAGTATTAAGTGTCCAGATGATAATGAAACTTTAGTTGAAGTTGATATTGATTTATCAAAGATTGAATGTCACAAAGAAGTTGGACATAATAATAATATCAAAATTACTGATGATGTTGGATTAATTCTAAACTACCCTAACGTGGATACTATGAAGTCGTTAGATAATAATGATGAAACTGGTGCTACATTTGATGTTATCACATCATGCATTTCTCAAATATACGATGCAGATAATGTGTATGCAAAAAATGATATGGATAAAGAAGAGTTGAATGATTTTATTGAATCAATGTCTCATATTCAGTTTGAGATGATTCAAGAATTCTTCGCAACTATGCCTAAAGTGAAACATTCTGTTAAGATTAAAAACCCGAATACTGGTGTTGAGAGTGAAGTTGTATTAGAAGGTCTATCTGATTTTTTTTAATAGCCCTCTCTCACAATAGTCTGGAAAACTACTACAAGTTAAACTTCAGTCTAATGCAACACCACAAGTATTCCTTGACGGAAATTGAAGAGATGATGCCATGGGAGAGGGAAGTATATACTACACTGCTCCAACAGCATTTGGAAGATGAAAGAACAAAAGAAAGACAGCGACAAGCTGATAGTAAGAGATAAATAGAAGTACAGGAGAGAGTAATGAGTGAAGAAGAATTAAAGAAACACCATCCAGCCGATACTAACGGTGATGGTAAAGTTTCTGATGAAGAACATGCAATGTACATGGAATTCAAAAGAAAAGAACTAGAAGATAACGATGCCATGAGGGACGCTCAGCGTTCAATGACATGGTTCGCTTTATTTGGATTATTGTTATATCCATTCGCAGTTGTTATCGCATCTTATATTGGTTTAGGTGAAGCACAAAAAACACTAGGCAGTATGGCACCAACTTATTTTGTTGCTGTTGCTGGTATAGTCGCTGCGTTCTTTGGTTCGCAAGCGTACACCAAAAAGAAATAGGTAAAGTAAAATGGCAGTCGAGAAGCAAGACGGTAGATTTAAATCTCTAATTCAAACAATTAAAGAACAGAGAGACAAAGATGCAAGACAACGGGCAAAAGAATCGTCTGAAGTAAAGTCTGCAATTCTGGATCAGAAACAAGTTCAACAGGACTTGTTGAATCAAGGATTCACGGCAGAAGAATCTGCATATCAAGCTCGACAACTGACCATTAAAGCATTAAAAGAATCCAAAGAAGCAATCATAAAAAATAACCCTGTAAAGGGTACAGTGGATGCGATTGGTAAACTTACCTCACAGGTGATTGGCCAAAGAAAAGATTCTTTGTTGCAAAGTCTTCAGAGTAAACTTCCGTTTGGTGATAGTGGTGCAAAAGCAACTGAAGACAAACGTGATAAGATGAGGATGGATCAAAAAATCCTTAGTACTCTTGGTAAAGTTTCTTCTGGTATTATGGGTCTTGGTTCAACATTAGGTGGATTTCTAAAAGATAAGGCCAAACAAATTGGTGGTGATATCTTTGGTATGTTAAAAAAGTTTGCTTTTGGCGCAGCAGTCGCTGGTGTTCTTGTATTCCTTAACAGTAAATATTGGGAAGATACCAAAGCGTTTGTAGTAGACAAATTGATGCCTGCACTTAAAAACTTGTGGTTAAATGTTATTTCTCCATTGGTAACAGTATTTAAAGATGTAATTGTAAAACAGTTTGAAGCTGTTAAGGCATTATTTGATACTTTAGGAGATGCAATACAGAAGTTCAAAGATGGTGATATCCTTGGTGGTATTACTACTCTTGTTGGTGGACTTGGTACATTCTTCAAAGATACCATAGACAATCTAATTACTGGTGTCTATAATCTATTCGCTAGTTTGTTTGGACTAGAACCTACAGATTCAGTGTTTGGTTCTATATCCACATTCATTAGTGACACATGGAAAAGTATCAAAACATTCTTCACAAATTTATATGACGGTGTGGTTGGATTATTCACTGACCCTATAGGAACATTAACTACATTATGGACAGGACTAGTAGGTGAAGGTGGATTGATTGATATCCTCTTTGCTCCTATAGATAGTGCTATAGCATGGGTACAAGGTATATTCGGTTGGGGTGATCCAGATGAACCATTTAAAATTTCTACATTTGTAAAGGGAATTTTTGGTAAAGTAAAAGAATGGTTCGTAGGATTATTTACATGGGGTAAAGATGCTGGCACTGATGCAGCTGGTGATTTTTCACTTTCAACATTGATATCTACTGCCTTTGGTACAATAAAAGAATGGTTTACTGGACTATTTACATGGGCAAAAGAATCTGGTGAAACTGAAGCAGGAGACTTCTCACTTACTAAACTTGCAACTGCGGCCTTTGGTAAAGTTAAAGAGTGGATTGGAAATCTATTTTCATGGGCATCTGAACCATCTGCAGCAGATGATGAAGGACAACCATTCAGTTTCTTTGGAACTTTACTGGAAGCAGTAAAAGCACCCATTAGATTTATCCAAGACCTATTTACCTTTGATTCAGAATTCTTTGAGAAGGGTCTATTAGGAAAATTAGGTATTGTATCTGCAAAACTAGTAGACTTAATATTCTATCCTCTAAATCTTGGAATTAACTTTATAAAAGGATTATTTGGTTGGGACGAAGACAAAGATGGAAATAAAACCACATTTAGTCTAAGTGGACTTATTGCTAGTGCAATAGAAAAGATTTGGAATTGGTTTAAAGGCCTTCTATCTATTGATGTTATGTCAATTGTTAAGTCTATTCCTGGCGCATCCACACTATTAAGTTGGTTTGCATCTGATGAACAAGACAAACAACTTGCAAGTGCTGTTGAAACAGGTTTTTATAATAAAGACATTGTTGGTGCATCTGAAATAGATGAAAGTATGATGACAAGTGTATCACCAGAACAATTGCAAGCGGTTCTTGCAGATAATGATTTGAGAGAATCAGATAAACAACTTGTTATTGATGAACTTGCAAGAAGAGGAATTGAACAGAGAGCATCAGGTGGCCCTGTTAAAGCCGGTGGTATGTATATCGTTGGTGAAGAAGGAAGAGAATTATTTGTTCCTAAAACAGATGGAATGATTGTTCCAAATTCATCAAATGCATCAAATAAAACAAACTCGATATCTACTGCTTCTATGCAAACACAGACAGCAAATGTTGCTCCAATCATAGTTAATGCACCAACCGCTAACGTATCTGATGGTGGTGGGGGTTCTAGGGGAATGCAACTAGTACCAATGTCAGTTGGAGAAAGTGATCCAGTGTTTAGGGCAGTAGCTGCAAACCCATTCTAGTCAGTAGTATTTTTACCACAGTATACCAACCATCCGTCTTCATTCACTATGAATCTGTCGTTTGGTTGGTAAAGATGATGATCGTTCTCACTACCATCCTTCTTTATACCCATTACCTCACCAGGCCATTCACCTCGAATCTTAAAGTTTTTTCCTGCCTGTTCGATATGGTAGTCTAACCACATCATTGTGCCATTTCCTCTTTTACAAAGTTGTGCATCAATTTGTTGGGATTACCAATGTATTCAAAGTAACCATTTGGGCCAACTCTAAATTCATCACCGATTTCCAGTTCTACATCATCTAATACGAAGAACTTTTTTTCTTCTTTATTATCTGGCATAACACGAAAACCATTCTTAAATTTTATTAGTAGTAAATTTTTCCATAACATAGTATAACCTCATTTATTTTGTTGTTGCTATGAAAACACCGTTCCAATCTTTAGGTAGGTCTTGTGTCTTCATGTATAGACATCTTTCAATCCACATCTCATAGTACTTATCTAATTGTCCACCAAACTCACCCATTAAATCTTGACACATCCGTATAGATTTGTTGAAATTTTGGGTAGTATAGTGTTCGTGCATCAAATGATGTTTCTCCTGTGACACCTTGTCACAATTTTTGTCTATAACAGTATATATACGGATACCCACAGTCTTACCTTTAACTGCAAGGTCGTCTATTTTTAGATAAAAGAAATCATCTTTAGTCTGATTGTAGGTATTCTCACCTACTAATAGGACACATCCATATTCTTTACATTTTGATTCTATTCTTGCGGCAGTACTTACTGAGTCTCCAAGCACATCATAACTGTGTCGTAAAGTAGAACCCATTTCGCCAAGATAACCAAGACCAGTATTAATGCCAGCTCCCATACCCACTGGTGGGCGTCCCTCTTTTGTAATTTTATCATTGAATATCTCCACTGCCTTTAACATATCTAATCCACACTGCACCGCTGTTTTAGGGTGTTGTGGATCATTAATTGGTGCGTTATGGACATGCATTGATGCATCACCAATGTACTTGATAACCATACCGTCTGCATCTAATATCGGTTGAGTAATGGCATCCATATACCCATTCATTATTTTTGTCAACCCCTTAACGTCATCACCAAATGATTCGCCCAATGGAGTGAACCCTCGTAGGTCTGAGAAACAGATTGATATCTCTTTCTTCATACCGTCTTTAATAAGTGCTGGGTTCTCTTGTAATAGTCGTACAACTGTAGGTGATGCATACCCAGCAAACTGTTTCTTGATAGCCTGTTTCTCAAAGAATTCCTTTGTGAACCTATTGAATATTGCATGGAATCCAACCAGTGTTGTTACCATAACAACCCAACTCCAATCAATCAACCATAGATGATTAATGAAGTAATAGTATGAACCATATACTGCACCAACTGGAATTGCAATAATCATAATACCAGATAACCAGTATGGAGCTCTGTTTGCAATAAGTACTAATAACAATCCAAGTCCAAGTGCAGACAACCATTCCAAGAATGTTGATTCTGGAAATCTAATAAGTGTCTCACCGTTTAGGATTGTCTGTAAGGATGTAGCAACTGGAACATACGAATACTGTTCACCTTTAGGTGTTGCAATAATACTACCAAGTCCCTCAGCAGTAGTCGCAATGATTACTGTCTTACCAGCAAGGGAACTGTAGTCATTAGATGTTGCGCTTAGTGTAGGGAAATCTGTATTGTATCTCAACCATATTCTACCGAATGTATCAGTTTTGATTGTAGGATATGATGGTACACGCATTGCAGTGATACCACCTTCTTGTGTCTTAACTTGATATGATGGGTCGCCTGTTGCAACACGAATAGTTTCCATTGCAATAGATGGGAATATCTCTTCTCCGACTCTCATTAAAAGTGGTAAACGTCTTACAACTCCGTCTATCTCCGGCACAGTTGATATTACACCAACTCCATCTGCATTTAATCCTAGTAACTCTATTGGCCCCAACATACCGTCCCACTCAAATAACCAAGGAAGTGGGTCACCTATCTTAGCGACACCTCTGGGAACTGCATTCTTATTTGTTTGAGAAGTTCCTGTTTGTGCAATGACAACACCATTACCAGCAAGTGATTGTGCTAAGTCCATATCACCACCAAGTCTATCCTGTTCTGAGAACAAAATAGGTAAGATGATTATCCCAGCGCCTGCTTCTCTGAGTTGCCATATCATATCTGCAATGACAGTTCTCTTCCAAGGCCACTGTCCATACTTCTCAATAGACTTTTCGTCTATTTCTAGTATCGCAATGTCTGAAGATATCTGTGGAGTATCGTATTGTTGAATTAAATCAAATGATTTTAAACGTAGAGTTTCCTTAACAAAAGGGTCACTCCACCCAATCCAAGAAATAATACTAAGTGTTATTAGGGCAGTTGCCCAATGCGTAATCCATTTCATACGGTTATTTAGTAGTTTAGTATTGTGTTACTGAAACGCTACACCCATTTGAATTGGCACAAAATTGTGTAACACTGTATGAATTTAATCCTGTATCTTGCCAACCACTACCTAGTTGTTGAATATTTGCAGTGACAGGGCCACCACCATTAGTTACGTCTACATTAGCAACATTACGCATTGACCTTTGGTATACTATTACACTATTGTCATCACCAGTTACACTGATGTTTGCTTCGACTTCGCCATAACTATCACTTTGGTGTTTTACTGTATTATCATCACCGTCAATCTCAATATTACTTTCTTTAAGTCCACCCCAATCCATAGTACTATATGAATGACTTCCGTTACTTGGGTTTGAAAAGATGCTTTGTGCTTTATTGCGGTCACCAACAATATCAATATTGGTTATATTTTCATTAGTATTATTTTGTCCAGTTGCATGTGCTACGACAACCGTGTTATCGTCACCAACTGTACTACTTGTTACAGTAGAATCATCACTTGCGACACCATCTGCCCAACCGTGTGCGTTACCGTTCATATCTGTACAATTTGAATCATTGTTGATAGCACAATACTGAAAGTAGTTGCCACTACCATCTTGAACAACTTCTAAAGTAAGATCGTCACCAACTTGGTTCACATATATTTCATTTGCCATACAAGATTGTGCATAGAAAAAAGATACGAATAGGACTTTACCTAACTTGGATAATAGTGATTTCATTATTACTTCCTTCTCCAATAGGTATATCGTAGAGTTCTATTTCATCTTGTTTCAAATTAATTCTGTAGTCGTGGTTCTTACTCAAATTAGCATCAAACACATTATTACCACCATCTCTTCTAAATTTCCAGTTTGTATTGTAATCATATATCTCAACACCTGTATCTGGATTTTTACCTAACGCCACACCATCTTGCATTTTAGTAAATTCATCTCTCATCTGCAACGCAAGTTGTTCATTAAGAATATCTAAAATATCTGCAAGCAAATCTGCACCAAGCCAATCTAAGTCTAATTCAGTTGACCATGTTGAATCTTTAACATCTAATAATTCGTTAGTTTGAAATGCATCAAACTGAAGAAAATCTATTCCTAAGAAATCTGCAAGTTTCTTCGCTCTTTCAGCTTCATCATCAACTTCTAATTCTATAGGTTTCTTTCGAATTAATAAATTTAAAATACTATTCTCATCCAAATCAAGTATTACTGGTTTAGAAGGTTCTGAGTATGGACTAGGCACAATTGTTGCTTGGAATGCTTGGTTCATTATAACCATACCAACTTCTGAAGCCACTGTAATTTCACCAACAACACAAATACCAAAGTCATTACACGATGGTAGAAGGATAATTGTACTACTACCAAGTTCATCTATTGTCATAGAAAAATCAGTACCCCTAACACCAACTACGGCGGTAGGAGTCCTGATCTTTATATTTTGTCTACTGTTTTTTGCAATTTGTCCAGATGCATATCTCATTGTACCAAAAGAGGCCTTCAGAGATAATGAACCTGTCTGAGTATTAGGGTCATATACAAATGAATCAATGATTAACTTTGAGTGTTCTGTTACATCCACTCTAGTATCATCTATGAATTCAATAGCAGTTCTTCCATTCTTTGTACGAACAGTATCCATTGATTCCATACCGAAACCTTTGTCTATAGAGTCAAATCCATCTTCTCCACGTTCAATATTAGTAACACCCTTTTGTTCTATAACTTGTCCAATATTAGCATACGCCGAACTTGTTATTATAACAAAAAATATACTAGTCAGACTGCACGATATCAATGTCAAAACTATCACCATCAATGCTAAGGTCTACAGTCTGGTCTTTAATTCCACTCTGATTAATATCAATTGTACCACCACCGCCAGTTACATCTACTTCTATTCCGTGTCCGTGTACTCCATTACCTGTCTGTATTGTTGTTACTTTAACACCTTCATCACTATTAGCACTTGTAGTTGCTAATGATGCACTATTATCAATATTAACTGTAAGAGCAGCATAAGTTCCATTTATTGTAGAGTTAATAATATTATTATCTCCATCAACAACAAAATTAACTACTGAATTTGAAGCGTCAGCTGTCTCTCCAATGTCAAATGAAAAGGCGTTGGTATCGCCTTCTGTTGTAATATTGAGAGTAATATCGTCACAATTCCCAGCTGCAGAAGTACTACAATCTAAGTCTACTGTGTTACTAGAACCAGTAAATTCCCAGAGACCAGTATAGTCTGCACCCTTAATTGTCGCAGTAATTATGTTATAATTACCTTGTTGGGTTATGTCGAAATTCATCCCATCTCCATTAATCACAGCAGCAGTAGTAGCATTGCCTACTTTGTTATCAGTACCGTCCTGTGTAATGTCTAGGTCTAGATTGTCGCCAACTTGTGTGATATAAATTTCATTTGCTCCAAGTATGGAAGGCAACATCAATGCAGTCATCATAATAAAGATTGACCCTACTATATTTTTGGTCATTTCTTCTCCTTATTGTAAGCTTGCGTCTTCGTAACTCCACAAACCTTTTGTTTCGCCCTTTCTTATCATATCAATAACTGCTTGGTCGATTGCACATTTAACTGCAACAGAAGTCGGCTCATTTGCGGCCGCACCACTTTCTAATTCAAATGCTTTAGTTCCCAAATCGAAGAATCTAAATACATTCAAATCGTCCTTTACACTGGCAATTGTTTTAGTAACATTAGTGGCTAATATTACCTTACCAGAATTCACTGAAACAAGTCTCATTGAAACTGTTACTTGATCCGTTCTGTAAGAAGTATCACCGCCTACTCCAAAGTAACGCAATCCGTTACCACCGCTGACGATATTGGCATCATAACCTACGATACCTCCTTCTAATATTAAACCAGCTAACTTTAAGGGCTTAAGTTCTGGTTTTTTTTCGCCTTTTTCATATTGTTCATATGTGGATTTTGCTAGTTGTCTTTCTTTAACTAGGTTATTAAGTCCACCTCTTTCAATCACTATAAACCAATCGCCCTTTGAGGCACTTTGTAATGCATCTATAACCCAGGCATCTGCTCCTTGGGTTACAGCAGAAGATAGTGATGAAAATCTTTCATTAGGTTTTCGTTGTCCTGTTTTATCCTTAAACTCATAAACTGCAATAGTCATTGGAGGAGCATCAAGTTTTGGTAAATCTTCTAATTTTTCTTGAACACCACTTACAAATTCAGTTGGCGGTAGTACTTCTAATTTATCCTGTACTACTGCTTGTGTACATCCTCCCAATAAGCAAGTTGCAATAATAAATATAACAAGATGTTCCATACTAAAATCCAAATCCTGTCAATGGAACTACGAGTTCGGTAAATGAACCATCTTCTTCAGTAATCTGAACTGTAATGGTGCCTGCTGTTAAATCCTTTTCCCAGTATATGGTTGCACCTTCTAAGTCAGCAGTACCAGATAGAGCACCATCATCTTCAAACATACTATCAACTAGATTCTTAGAAATTTGAGCATAAATTCTAGATTCTACGTTTTGAATAAATTTGTTTATAGTTTTATTTGCTTCTTCTCTTGCTGCTTCTCGATCAGCTGCATCAAGATCATCTTGTAATTTTTCTTTCCTATTATGTTCAATCTGAGCGATTGATAAAAAATGTTGTGACTGTCCAATTCCACTAAATGATGGACTTCCAAAACTGTGTACTAAATCGCCTGCATAACTAATTGTCGGTATTATTGCTAACAGACTTATTGTTGCTTTTAACGTCTTCATGTCTAGATCCATATCTTTGTAATATTTCTTCAATATCCCCATCTATAGGTTTACCTTCTTTATCATAATGTTCTAATAGCATAGAGAGCTTCATATTGAGTCGTATCATATCATTATCAAGCATTCTTACTCTGTCAACCAGTGCAATAAGTGTACCCATTGTTTGTCCTATGATTGGATCAATTGTCTCTGTAACCCATTTCCATATGAAGTATACAAAATATCCAAGACCCATCGCTGCTATAATAGGGAAACCATAGTCTTTTATTGCATTGGTAAGTTCGTCCAAATTTATCTCCTAATCACGCCTTGCATCTTCTTTACCTTCATTAGCAGCTATTCTGTCAATGTTAGGTTTTATACCAAACGCATAACTCATCAATGCATCAATTTTCACTAAGTCATTATTCATAGTCTGAACACGATTATCCAAAGAACCAATTATTCCTCTTAGTGTGTTTACACTATCAGTAACACCCTTTAATATAAATCTAATTGTAAGGAAAACAAAATAACCAGCAGCAATTGCCCCTGCAATCGGAGCTCCTACGTCACCGATGAACGATAATATATCCATACTATTTCTCTCTCAATCAATTAGCTACTATTTATAAGAAACTCAATCTATCCTGTCTTCTAACGAGTTCTATTTATATCCCAAAATTCTTTGGGGGATACAAATGTATTGTTCCATTCTTGATTGATATTTCTATATTCCCAAAAGATATGATTAACCCACACAAAACTCAAAGCAACAAGAATTCCACATATGAGAAAATAAATCTTCTGGCCTTTAGTGAAGAAATGATCGTCATTCCAATTGTCCATCACCACCTATCCTTTCGTATATATTTATATAAAAAGGTTGTTTTTACAACAATAAATATTTGACATAAAAAAAGGACAGAGTTTTGACACCCTGTCCTTTTCCCACACTAAGTTTTCTTTCTATTCAGTATAGTCTAGCTGTCTAGTGTGTTGTATACTACAACTATACCTAATCTATTTTGGGTCTGTGTGTTACACCGCTACCCTAGCATAGATACTATTCGTTTGCCAACTTTTCAAAGTATGACATGGCATCATCATCGTCATCAGATGCCGCAGCCACCGTAGAAGGTTCTGGGGTTGGTTCTGATTTGAACTTTGGAGTGAAATCCACAGTATCTTCATCAACCATTTGAGCAGCAGTTTTACCTGTTGCAACAGTTCCAGTAAGAACTGCATCTAGACGAGCCTTCAATTCATCATATGATTTAAAGTTTGACGGCGCAAGAAACTCAGCAAGAGAATGCTGTGACTTGTAGATTGTTTCCAACTCTTCATCAGTTGATTTCAATGCAGATTTAGCATCCAAACCAGACTTATCGTAGTTCCAATAACCATCTACTTTCCTGATCTTCAACATGAAGTTCGCACCTTCCCAAAAATCAAATGGGTTGATTGGTGTTTCATCAGGGAACTCAGGTTGCATTGCTTCCATGAGTTTGTCAAAGATTTTCTTACCGAAACGGTAAAGCATAACCTTACCCTCGTTTTGAGGATTAGTCGGATCACTTACCACATATACGTTTGCATAGTATTGCAATTTACGTTTCTGTTTACGAGCAATCTCTTTATCACTCTCAATACCAGAGTTCCATAGTTGCGAGTTATACTCACTAATAGGGTCTTTCTGATTGATTGTGGTTAGAGAGTTCTCAATAAACCATTGTCCAGTTGGGCCTTGGAATGCGTGATTCCAAACTCGTACCCAAGGAAGTTCTTCACCCTCTGGTGCTGGTAGGAATCGAAGTACTGCGTACCCATTGCCTGCCTTATCAACCTGTGGTTTCCACAGACGTTCATCCACATAGGACTTTTTTTCTGTGGATGGTGATTCATCCTTTTGGACTTGTTGTAGTAGTTTATCCAGACTGTTCTGGTTTCTTAGTGCTGAAATTGACATATATTTTCTCCGTATGTTTTTCGTATGTTAAAGTATTTCACGTTATTCATTATGTAACAGTATATATAATACCTAAAACTCATGCATTTGTCAATAAGTTTTTGTAAAATATATATTTTAGTGTAGGGTATTTGCATATGAAACTCATTATTAAAGACTCTTCATCAATGGAAAGATTTTAGCAATCTCAATTGCACATTTCTTTGCAACTTCCATATGTTCTTTTTGTGTTCCATTCGCACTACGAAGTTCAATGTAGTGAACCCATGATCGTAAAGAACCTTGCATATATAATCGTGTCTTAGTCATACCCTCTGGTAGAACTACACGAGCCTGTTCTTTTGCAATACCATTATCAATCGCCCACTGATACGCTTGTTTTGCTTGATTGATAACGCCATGTTGTCTACGATTCCAATCTGTAATCAACTCTTGCGTCTTTGTGTCAAGTTGTATCCTTGGGTCATTCTCAATCTCAATTGAGTTTTGACGATTCTTAGTATCTTGTAAACGACATTCTCTTGTCGTAAACGCATCACCCATTGAAGATGGTTCTGCATACCGTTGAGAGAATTCTTGAAAAGCGAAACTACGATGCCGCACAATTTGATGTGCAATATCTCTAGTTGTTTCTATTTCAATAGTTGCACTGGCCATTTCTAGTGGACTCCAGTGTTTGTGTTTAACTAGATATTTGATTAACTTTTCAGATGTACTTTTGTTTATCTGATTAGCTGGATTAGATACACGAGCACAGTACGCAATTAAGTCCTGTACATCATCAACCCCAATGATACCTGTTTCATCATTAGGTGGTTGACTGTAACTAATCAATTTTGCTGATGTTACCATCGTTTTTAGTCCTTGTGATTCAGTCACCATTATCTTCTTTCTTTTTCAAACTATAACCACCATCAGGTAGTTCTTCCCATAACAAAGTATCGCCTGTATCCCAGCCAACCGAGTCGATTGATCCTGCTGGAAATTCAAAAAACAATTCCTTTGTTTTGCCATCCTGTTGGACTTCTACCAACCATGTATTTTGTGACGTTTGTTTATATTTCATAACAACCTTCTAAGTAGAGTAGTTTTATATCATACTCAGGATATACTATCACCCTTTTCGGCGTGGCCGAAATGGCACCTTAGTAGAGTTATCTTCTAACCTTTTAGATAGAATACCACAACGCTTCACTAACTCTGCGTTATCGTATTCCAAAGATTTAACTCGTTCACCTGTTTCCACAAGCTTTGCACGATAAAAATCTCGTTCTCTAGCAAGTTCATTCGATTCGTTTGAACGAACTGGATCTGCTGTTTGCACTTCCATTAGAATGTCTCCCTTATCAACTGGAGCAGTTTCGTTTTACATTTCTCTCTATCATAAGAAAGGAATGCGGCGTACTTGACGATTAAACGTCTATTATCTGGCCATACTAAGTCATCACTTAACCCTTTATCAAATCGTTTCACATAATGCAGTAACCCTTGTAGAATCACTGCGGTTTCGATATTGATTCTCTTAGCGAGAATGTTCTTTAATAATACAGGATGTTTACCAGTTTGTAAAGAGAAAATTGAATCAAAATCCTCTACTTGTGAAAATAAAAAACTCATGTCATTTATGAAGTTATAGGTCAATGCCTGTTTGTACTTCACATATTGATTGTAATTATCTTCACTAAAATCACCTAACCATCCTTTAGGCGACTTTACAAAGTTTGCAATATAATACTCTAGTGTCTTATCGTCATACTTCTTAGCTACACGAGCAAAGAAAAATCTATCCCTTCTTTTTAAGAATGATGCCTTTGTTGCAGAAGTCTTCCCACCATATCTTGTATAGTCGTAATTAGTCGTAAAATGCAACTTGAGACCAAGGTACATTTGGTAGGACTCCCATGCTTCCATTGGATCACTCCTTAGATTGGTAGGGTTGCTACTCTAGGCAAGAAGTTTAATTCTCTTGCATCTGCTTCAATTTTTTCTTTAAGTGGTCTTGAGATGAGCGGTGCAATTGCATCAGGCTCCATCTGATTTTTTTCACAATAATCTAATATAGCATCCATGTATGTAGTAACACCACCACCATTAGCAACGACTTTTTCAATTTTGATTGCAAACTTCTTTGGTGTCATAACTGCAATTTCTTCTAGATTCATAACAACTCCTATTAAGGTTTAAAAGGCAGACTTACCGTTGGTCTACACGAGCGTATTAAGTCGCCACACTTTTCAAAACTTGGAGCGGATGGATGGTAATGCACCACCTTCTATTGGTTGGAAACCTATTGTAATACTTTTATACTACATCCGCTTAAAACTTGGAGCGGGCGAAGAGAATCGAACTCCTATCCATAGGTTGGAAACCTACTGCATTACCACTATGCTACGCCCGCATTATTTCTTTAATTCATAATCCTAGTATACCAAAGAGATTAAACCATCCCATTGATGTTCCTATTGCAACTGGCACACCAATCATCATTAGTGCAATAATAATAAACGCCAGTCCAGCACCTTTGTTGTGATATGGTTCGTTACTCATGTTCACCACCTTTACCACGGCCATTGTAACCACTAAACACACTTGGTTTTCGTTTAGCTGTTTCGAATGTTGCTACTGTAACTGCAACTGCGGCAAGTAACAATGCATGTAATACCATACTAATTACTCCTGCCCACATACTACTTACTATGATAGCAAATACAATACACCACATCCACGCAAGAACTTGCATAATCATATGTCGTGTACTGAAGTCTGGAATATTACTTAACGGATTCTTTTCGTGATCCATTACTACGTTCCAACAATTATATACCCATTCTCTCATACTTATCACCTTCCTAAAAGTTACCTTTAAAGGATAGTGTGCATCAACATCATCACGATATTCGATTGCATCATTTACATTGTGAAACTCTTCAGAAACTTTACTATTTCTAAACCATGCTGTCACTTTATACATTGTCTATCCTTCCCATAATTAAGTAGTAGGTTATTCTGTTACTAGGAAACCTACCGAAACCCTATCCAATCACGCTGCTAGAGCGAAACCTTGAGGTGCAAAATTATCGTTTGCGTTTAGTTTTGTTAGACTATCAGGCGTCTATCCCACAGTTCTACTCTTTCCTATTCCTATCAGTCGATCCTAGTTCGCCCCCATCAAAAATGCATTAACTTCGACATCCCCTTAGGGCCATCTATGTTCTGCAAAACTTCCTATTGCAGTAGGACGTAATGCACTTTTGGTGGAGGCGTTGGGTACTGCCCCCAAGTCCTGTCTAGTATTCAGATTGTATCAACAAACTGTATATTATTTATACCATAGTAATGTTTGATTGTCAATAACTTTTTATTATAAATCAACTCCAAGTGTTCTAAGTTTGTCAAAACCTCTACCTGTTGCAAGAATACAACCAAGTCCTTTATCTTTTGAAAACTCTAGTACACTCCATGACTTTGTTGATAACCCTACCGAAATAACTAATATAGTTTCGATATATGTGCCATCATTCTTTTGAGTTATCCCATTCATAGATAAGAATGGAACTTCTCCGAAATTTTTAGTAATCTCAACTAATTCTTGTGCAGGGCCACACTGGACAGGTTTTTGTGCCCAGAATGGTTCTGCTGAAACTGCACTACTAAGCAGTAACGCTGGTAGTATTGATAACATTACTTTCTTCATTGTCTTTTTCCCATTGTTCTGTGAACATATCAATGGTTTCTACGAGATGAGGCAGATATTCATGCTTCTCTTTTACAAACTCTTGAACTAGTCCATCTTCTGTGACAACAAGAATAACAATCTGATTGATTTCAATTCCTGTTCTCTCTTCAAACATTTCTGCATATGCAGATGCTTGCATGTAGTACTCAAAATTATAATCATCCTTTCGTTCAGAACGAGAGGTTTTGAAATCAATAATGGATGGTACACCATTCCACTCTGCGATACAGTCCACACGGCCTGCAACACGATACTTCTCACTCCACAATCCACACTCTTGTGCGAATATATTATTTATGGACTTCTCCAAAGTTGGTTTTAGTTGTGAGAACAAACACCAAGGTAAGAATTTCTGTTCATCTTTGACAACCTCTTTATTATTTAAGAAGTCTTCACACATATGGTGAACAGCAGTTCCACGGCCTGCAGCACTACGCATGATATGATTTGCAACATCATTACCAACACGTTCACGCCACTTTCGTAGTCCTTCTTTCTTTTCCTTACGAACACCTAACACTGTTGTGATAGATGGATAGAACCCTGTAGGCGTATCATAGAAACGCTTGCGGTCTATATTTTTAGTAGATACCTCTGGGATATCAATTGGATTATGTATAAACATATTCTTCCTCATTTTATATTGTTACTGTATTATACAACAACTTCACACGAAAGTCAATACTTATTCAGTATTAGTTTCTTTTTTAATTTTACTAATTAGATATTCTTTTACCATACCAGAACGTACAATGTCACCCAATGTAAATTCAATATTCGAGAAAGATGGCATATTCTTCAAGATAGACATGAAGTGTTTGATACCTTCTTTTTCTGAATGTTTTTGTAAGTCTGATTGAAAGAAATCACCACAGAACATAATCTTTGAATCCATACCAACCCTAGTAATGATTGTATCCAATTCATGGAAATTTAAGTTCTGAGCCTCATCAACAATAATGATTGCATTGTCCAGAGTGATACCTCTAAGGAATGAAGTAGTAAGGAACATCATTGAACCTTGTGCCTTCAACCTATCGTACAACAAACTGAATGCCTGTTCGTTTGGTTGTTCAAACATAAACTTAACCATATTTGCATAAGGTACTTGGAATAGTGCTGTCTTGTCTTCTTCATCGCCAGGCAAGAAACCAATCTCACGAGTCGGAACTGCACTACGAACAATGTACACTGTATCATATTTTGTTTCGTTTCTCAACACTTCCTGTAGTGCAAGATATAGAGTAACAAATGTTTTACCTGTACCAGCTGCACCATAAAGAAACAAATTTTTACCACTTGCATAGTCTTGAAATGCCTTTTGTTGATTGTCAGTGGCTGGTGTAACCTTCACCATATCTTCAAGTCTAATATCTTTTGCTTTTGCCATTAATTATTTCCCCTGTCGTTTACGGTGTTTATCCACAACCGCTTGCGTCTTAATATCTTTTGCCGATTTCTTTACATATCTATCTGCAAGTGAACTGCCTGGATGTGCCTCACCAACCTTCTGCAATACTTCTTGGAAACCGTTATCTGTTTTAAATCCACTAAATCCTGTACCACCAATAATCATTGGGGCAGAAGTGATAACATTCTCTTTATTAGGATTTTCTTTTAGATACTCTTGGAGTGAAGAGTAAGACATAAACAACTCTTCCCATTCTCCAGTATCATTGTCTCTCACGCTATATGTTGGCATTATTTTTCAATTCTTCAATTTGTAATTTTAGTTCTTGGTTTTCTTCAACCAATTCCTTTATCCTATTTATACAAGAATAATAACTAGCATTTAATTCTTTCATTTGATGTTCAAACATTTGAGTTGTACTTATGGTTTGTGGTTTCATATTCTTTATATCTTCCTCACGCATTCTTCGCCCCATATAATCATAATACGATTCTCTAGTCATGCAGCCACCTCATACCAATCTGGAGCGCCTCTGCGTTTCCATGAAGCCAAGTGTTGTTTGTATTTGACATAGTAATCACGATATGCAACTAATGAATCATTGTTCTTTACATCATCAGGCATCGCTGGTGTTGGTTCTGTCCATACACCTTCCTTCATATTCTTTGGAGTGTTGAACAAGATATCATTTAGTTTACGATAACTCTCATGTGGTGCATCTTTACCATAACGCCACATGAACTCTGTATTGAGTTCTGTCCACATACGATACAACCATCTATAGTTCTTTGCAGACTGTCGTACCCAAATACCACTAGGATGATTTACATGTGATGCTTTGTATAGAGTTGTTTCCATAACATCATCGTCCATCTTCCAACGCTTGATTTTTGCACCACTCTTAGTACGTCCATAATACAATTCACCATCCATAGTACGATGTGCAGTAGACATTAGTTGAGCGTACTCAATAATCATTTTACTACAATGCGAATCACAATGCATTTGGGCACACATGTCCTCATAAGCACTTAGGTAAAATACGTTCATTTCTTCTCCCATCTGTAGAAGATGTGATCTTCTATCTCAATCGTTTTTGTTTTAGTCTTGGCCCAAGAAGGCATTACATAGTCAGCATGATAGTGCGTTGCACCTTCTGTGATATCAATTACTGTCATTGTACCATCAATAATATCATTTGTCAATAGAAGTAATTCACCAAAGTAATCTTTATTAGCATCATGTATAACATCTGACTTACCATCACAATACCAACTAAACTGACACTTGTTTCTCACTGGTATCATCTCACCAGTACCCTTCCAACTTGGTCGAGATGGGCCTTGTTTCACTACACCACAAACTGTATTAGGATATCTAGAATCTACAACTCGATTCATTGTCACAGCAATCACAGCTAATTGTCCAGCGAGTGGTTGATTTCGTGCTTCGTGATATACATTCTCTGCAAGACACATAGACTCAACTTGATAAAATGTATCAGTCTGTCCTTGCGTCAAAGATGCATCGGCAGATACATTAGGTATTGTCAATGAAAGTGCAAGGATTAGGTTCTGTATCATACTTCTACTCCAACAGAGTTATCAGGAACATTACTATTCCAATCCCAATGTGGCTCCATATCATGGTTATTATTGATTACATCTTCGGCATAGTTACCAAAACTAGGCCCAAATTTATTTATTGCTTTCTTAACAATAGTCTCAGGTGAAGCAGTTAGTTCACCATCCTCAGTATAGAAGTCATAAACAAAGTCTTCTACATCCATTAACATATCTTTTACTGCACCCATTATACAATCTCCTCAAAACCCATTGCGGCAACTTTATACTTTTTATTACCTACTAACATTTGGTCATTCATACTAGTGGAACGTAGTCCGTATGTCTGTCCATCATAAACTGGAAGTTCTGCCATGACAGTTACATCGTCATTAGCATCCTCTCCAAGTTTCATACTCCAAGAACCCATAATGTTGTTTGTCCAACGATATGCGTACTCAAGAGCTTCATTACCAATACGTTCACCAACTTCTACGAAAGCAACTGTTCTTGGCGAATCTTCAAACGCTGTGTGTATTACTGCAACTTGTGTCATAATTTAAAATCCTTCATTATCATTCTCTACATAGCTAATATACTAGCTTGTCAATACATTGTCAAGCACTTTTTTAAAGAATATTAGCATCCCATACTTCTTGTGTCAGTTTGTCTTCTAGACGGTATGCCTCTTTCTCCCAAGGCAAGTCCATATAAAGAGTTCCTTCTGCAACTTTAGTCTTTTTCCAACGGCCACCATAACCATCCATCTCATTACGAGCATACTGTTTAGCATGTACCATTTCGTGACATAGTGCGTTCACATAGTCCTTGAGGGACAGGTCACGACTGACCTCAATGTCAAACTGGCGATTGGTGTCTTCCATCATACAATACCCAATGGCATCACCATGCATCTTTTTGATACGAACAGTGATTTCTAGGGTACGCATACGAGGCATTAAAGATGTAATCATCTGAGAGACTACTTTAAAAGCAACCTCTTTTTGGAATTTGTTTCCACCTTGTACTTCAATCAAATTCATAATTCACCTTTCTCATTAACTATACCTATATTATACTTGTTATAATAACAAATGTCAAGCATTATTTTGAATAAAAGGCATAAAAAAACCCCCTGTAAAAACAGGGGGTTAGAGGGTAGACACGGACTTTTGTAAGAGAGTCAATAAGAAGAGAGAGTTGTGTCTACCCTATAAACTACAATAACTCATATTGATTCGTTTGTCAATATATTTTAGTTAAGTAATTCACCTAATGTAGCAGGCCCAGCGATACCATCTGCGACTAGTCCATTAGCAGACTGCCATTCTTTTAACGCACGTTCAGTGCCTGGGCCGAAGTCACCGTCTGCTGTGATACCTAATGCTTCTTGCATCATCACAACACCAACTGACTTCATACCTTTTCGCAATACTCCAATATCTTCTGGTGAAGGTTCTTCCACAAACTCATCTTCTGATTCGTGTTCTGATGCATCACTACCCAACATGTGTAGTGCTTCCTTCCAGTGATGGATACGGTCTTCAAGGCCAATATAACCACCATTGATACGTTTAGTCATTGTTTTGATATCACCACTATCTGCATAACGGTTCAATTTGTTTTTGTTCCAGTACCAGATTGCAGACATAAGTGCAATCTCTTTGTCTTCTGAAACACTATCTGGATTATCAACAACGTCAACATCCATATCAGAGGCAAATGAACTATAGTTTGCTTTACCTGTCAACTGGATTGGGCCTCTGCCACGATACTTCCATCCATCACCAGATTCAGTATCACCATTATCCATACGATTTGCATAGACTACGTTAGCAATCTTTTCTGGTTGTCTGTGATATGGTTCTGAATCTCTTGCGGCACGTTTGAAGTATTTGCCAAAGATTGCATCCAATGCTTTTGCACTGTAGTTTAGGTTTTCAGAGAATACTCTCCAACCACCACTTTCATGTCCACACTGAGCAATGAAAGATGCAATACGTTCTGGTGTATTGATTTCATACTTAGGGAACACTTCGTTCATTGCATCCACCCATCCATCAGGGTCTTTGCAGTTAGGAAAAAGTTCTTTGAACTGACTTGCTGTCAACATGATTATTGACTCCTTTGATATTTGTCATTCCATCCAAAAGCTTCTTTTACTACATTATCAGAAAGTCCTTTGAATACCTTATGTAAGGATTTGTCTTTTGCGGCTATAATTAGTTCAGCCTCTGAGATATGCAAACCTTCAAGCATTTGAATGAACATATTTTCTTTCTTAAACGTAGGAAGAGCATTGTTACCACCTTTGATAAAATGATATAGTTTCCTTGATTCTCTACGCAAGACAGTATGTTCAGTACCTTCTTCTGCTTCGTTTGCTTTGTATGGCACTTCCCCAGCTGGGATTGCCCATTCGATTTCTGGATCAAAAGAAGATTTAATAATCATCCTCAAAGAATCACAATCGTGTTCCTTTAGAATTTCTATCTTCTTGCCCTTTGTTTTTGCATTATGTACCCGCTTCAATATATCAGAAAGAAGTGGTGTAAAATTGTCTTTTGCCATTTTAAAAGTCTCCAATGTCATTCATAAGATTTCTCAATCTTTTTTGTATAAAATAATTTAGTAGTCCGGCCCGATTACCTTTTGGAGGCAATTCATATGCTTCTAGAATTCTCTCCGTCAAGTCACTTGGAATACACTCCAAATCAATAAGTATTTTGTTTCGTTGATAGTTCCTCATCATATCTTCTGTACAATAATCAGATGGTTCTTGGTCTACCCAATTATTCATCTTCTTCTTGGACAAAGGTTTCTGTCTTAGTTCATCAACGAAAGTATTATCTGGTGATAAGAAATTAGGAATACCATCACTCCTATCACCTTTTAATACATGTTCTCTAATATATAGGTGAGGGTCTATACCACTCACAAATTTCTTGAGAACTGGACTATACTGTTTAACAAAACTGTGTTTCTGTAATTGGATAAAGTCTTTATCACCAGATAAGATTAGAACCTTCTCAAATTCATTAGGAGTTTTAGAGATGTGTTGAATAATGACAGCGATACAATCATCTGCCTCTGCACCTTCTACCTCTACTACTTTATATGGGAAGACTGTTTTAATCTCATCACGAATATTATTCAGTGTTTCAAAGATTGCATTCCAATCAAGTCCTGACTTTGCTCTATCCTTTTTACGATTAGCTTTGTAGTTTGGAAAATAATCTCTTCTCCAATACTTTTTGCTATCGTAACAAAGTACAAGTTCACCGTACTCTTTACCAAACCTAGAACGATACATTCTAAGCGAGTTCAGTACCATGTGTCGTACTAAGTCTTCATCAACATCGTTCTGATGTTTCGAACCAATCTGCATCATCAGGTTACTGATTGTTACTTGGTTCATATCAACTATTATCATAATTTTTCACCTTATTTTTAATCATGCTATCATATATAAAACCAAATGTCAATAGATTTTGGTCGGAGATGCTGGATTCGAACCAACGACCCTCTGCTCCCAAAGCAGATGCGCTACCAGACTGCGCCAATCTCCGTATAATTTATGTGTATGTGAGGGGAGTTTCAACGCTTTCGCTCCGCCCACACCTCACTAACGGCAAACACAGTGCCGGCATACTTGCATCGGGTGATTTTATTTACTGTTAAGCGACACAGCTTCATCTTCATATGCCTCACCAACGGCATACTAGTTGGGCGCCACCCAACGGGTCTCCAAATTATTCTTTATCATCTGCTCCAGTATTTTGGATGAGCTCTAAAAGGCCTTCCATATCAAAATCAGTATACATTCTACCAGTATCCACATCCATATCTGTGGCAACAAACATATCTATAAGTCCTTGCATAGGATGTGATAGTCCCATGTCTTTATAAATTGTACACTTAACTACTTCGATTAGAAATCCAATATTCTTAATAAAGTCTGGATCATCAACATCAACTTCGTTTTCACTCAGATTATGAATCAGATTAACAACCAATCCTTCAACAAGATGTTCTGCAAACTTCAAATCACTATGTAAATGGAGTGCCGTATCTGTTATGATAACTTTATTGTCATTACTTTTATGCATAGGAAACTGAATTATGTTACCATCTTTATCTTTGTTTGACATCTAAGCCTCTTTCATATCATCAGTCCATGTCGCACCGATATCAGGATAAAATACGCCAGGCGATCTCTTAGGTGTACCATCAGATTCATATGCCATTGCAACACAACGATACTTAATTACATTCTGTTGATGTTCTCCATAAGCGGTATCTACATAATCACCATCACGCAAGTATCTCTGAAGATTTCGAACGTATCCCTCATGCATTGCAACACGAGCCTCTGCACCTTTAATCTTCCTACGAATATCTCCACGAGCAGAAGACAACAATTCTTTCTGCGTCTTAATCCATGACTGTACTTTCTTCATACTCAAAGGGTCATCATCACCCTTTGCAACTACAGATGGATGTATACTCTTATATTGTGGGGGATTTTCTGCAAGTCGTTTTTCTCTTGCAAGAGCAAGACGTTCACCAGCGGCCTTCTTTTGTTCGGCCGTCATTGGTTTACGTTTCTTACGAGGTTTACTTACATTATCTACAGTCTTCCTTGACATATCTCACCTATTAATAACCATTTTCATTTTGTTCTTTTAACAATTTGCGTTTCTGTCTACGAGTTGCAGCAGCCTTTTCTTTTCTGCGTTTCGTTCCTCTACTTTCAAAGAACGAGCGTTCTCGTAGTTCTTGAAACAAACCATCTCTGATTAGTTTCTTTTTTAGTACACGCATTGCACCATTAACATCACCATTACGCACAACGACAGTTAGTCCTTGTAGTTGGTCTTTGTTATTCTTTTTCTTGTTTTTAAAGTCTTTCATAATTTCCTCTGTTCGATTGGCCTGCCCTGCAAGATTCGAACTTGCGACCTACTGCTTAGAAGGCAGTTGCTCTATCCAGCTGAGCTAAGGGCAGAATAATCAACCCAGCTGTTACTTATTAAATTGTAGTTGATATTGTCTACCACTATGATAGAATGTCACAACACTATGAGAATAAACTTCGACTACTTCTTCTTCATATCGTGTCTGAATATGACACACACGTTGAACTTGTCCTTTTTTATTCCCTGCCTTATCAGCACCAATGATACCACCCAAGATTGCACCAGCAGCTGCACCCTTGTCATTACCACCAATTACTTTACCAGAAACACCACCAAGTAACATTCCTAGAAATGCGCCCTCTCCAGCGTTTCCACCACCAACAGTTCGGTTTTCACAAACCTCTACATTGTATGGTACACGGTTCACAACCGTTTTGTTGAAATCTTGCACAGTCTCAGCAATTGCTGATGTTGATGCAAACATCATTCCGATAGTCACTAACGTCTTTTTCATTTTATCAGTCCTTAATTTCCATTACAAATTCACCAGTACCAAATAGTTCATATCCTTTATCACATTTGGTAATCTTCACATAAGTTTCCAATACCTCACACATTTCTTTTGCAGCGAGAATTGCCTCTTCAATAGATTTATATATCATTATCAATTTTTGTACCTTTCACCTTGATACAGGCTACTACATTGACTTTACTTTGTCAAGAGGTATTAGCTCCTTTTCTCCATTATCATCAGTTTTAACTTGGATATAATTCCCATTCTCTAAAGTATCAAGAGTGTGTTCGATAATATCCTCAACTTTTTCTTTTCTTCCCTTCCATACTCCAAAGTAGTAAAACCCTGCCAAGCATAAAACGGAAATGATCGAGTGTTCAATAGCTGTCATTTATTTCTCCAGTATTATAATATCTCTAAAGTATTTATAGAACACTATCCAACCAGTTCAACTTCATCTGCGTATTCCTTTTCAAAATCATCGACAAGTTTCTTCTTTTTAGCAAGAAGAGATTCGACAGCATTCAATGCTCCACGTTTCTCATCAGACGCACCCTCATCCATAGCAATCAACAAAGATTCTAGGACACTAATATCTTCTAAAACTTCAACCATTATACAGTTCCTCTCACATAGGTTATCGGATTGACAACCTTCATATATTTCAATTTGAATTCAAAATGTTCTTTACTGAACTCATCATCCATATCAAAGTCCTCACAGAACTTATCATAGGTCATAACTTGACTTGGAAATTCTTTCCAATCAATATGGTTTTCCATACCGATTGCAGCGACAAATGCCATTGCATCTTGTTCTCTGTCCACACCTTCTACGATGTAGTCAGTACCGCCTTTGAATTTCCAGTAGGCGTTCCCATCATCAAACTTGCCGTTTCCAGCGTGAGCGCCATAGTTTTCCATAGCTTGGGTCATAACAACAAATTTCATAACGATTCTCTCCTCATCTTTCTATTTCATAATACATGTTTTAATAACAAATGTCAAGCACTTTTTTAAATTTTATTCAACCCTATCGTGGATTGCAAGCGCACCATAGAAGGGCGTACCCATCATTTCTTCAACCTTATCACTGAACCGTGAGTCAGATGTTGAACCGTAATGTCCACCCATCATAGTCCATGAACCTTTTTCAATCTCAGCAGTAGGCACGATATGAACAATTGTCCTACCCATAATATTCCTTGAAACCAACTGAGCGGCAGGATAATCATCACTTGGATTAAAAGGGCCATCTACGTTTTCAATACAAAGTCCTTGAATATCACCAGAGGTAACTCCACCATTTGTACAGTCCCATTTACCATTTTTATAAACTTCAATATGTAAACCCATAATCTCTCTCCTTAGTCGTAAGTTATCTGTGCTGCATAATCAATTCGATCAAACTCAGCTTCAAGTTCTGCAATTCGTTCTTTGCATTTCATTTTTGCGAAACCATTACCTGGCGTCTTTTTCGTAATCTTCTCTATAGACTTCAACATGTCTGTAAAGAAATTATATTCATTTTGAATTTTTGTTATATAATCCATAATATTATCTTTTCACCCATGTCTCGAAATTTACACCAGACCAAACAAAACCTTGTTCTATCTTGTAGACTTCATAGGCCTCCAATACTGTAATAGTATCATCAAATCCATTGTCCAACATCTCAACTAATTCTTCTACAGTTTTGCCAAAGAACTTTGCACGTTTATTTAAAACTGTCATTGCACCTTTAATTTTCATAATATTATCCTAACCATTTTACATTATTATTATCAAGGATGATATCACGAACCTGTTCACGGTCAAAACTATCACCACAGTAATCAACACCATCTGTATTGATGTGTTTCTGAACAGCTTCAACAATCATCAATTTAGTCATACCCTTAATAGGATATATACCTTCATTTTCATTGTAGAAACTATCAACATAATTTACAAAATCTAAATCTACCATTCGAATCACTCCTTAATTTCTCTATCTTACCTATACAGTATACTTGTTATCATAACAAATGTCAAGCATTATTTTGATCTTTTTCTCATAAAAAATCCTTCTGAAGTATTCACTGAAGCAAGAAGTTCTTCCCACATAACAGGAGTAATCTCTACCACACTTGAAGATTCAAGATTTTCATCGTCCTGTACAATGTAAACAACATCATCGAAAGAGTGTACTTTTAAATCTCCAACTTGGCCTGTTTCATCCATTACTGTGATACAAACTTCATCATGTTCAAATTCAACACTAAACATATACTATGCCCACTCTTCTTCTAGTGCTGCTTGTAATAATAAACGTCCCTTCTCACCAGTTGTAACCAACATACGGCGGCCGAGTTCATTCTTTATTGCATCTTCTGTGTAAACTTTCGTAGCACCGTCATTGTACATAACGGTTACTAATGTTACATCATCTGCATCTTCGTGTACAGAAGTTATCTCACCTTCTGCAATATAGTTGTCTTTTCCCAATTGGGGATAAACACGAACAACTTCCATACCAACTTCAAACATATTATACTAACTCCATTGCATCATTCCAAAGTTTCCACGCACCATCGTAGTTCTCAAAACCTTCTTCATCAGCAAAGTCCATTGAAGAACTATGGAAAGCGTTAGAAGAGATACCTTTTGTTTTGATAACATAGGCAATCATTTCAACAGTATTGCCATAACCAACAACACCTTCGTTTGAAAACATTTGAATCCCACCGTTGTGGGCAGCGATGAAGTCGATTTCGTTTTGATTTGTCATAGTGATTCTCTCTTTCTCATTAACTATACCTATAATATACCTGTTATCACAGCAAATGTCAAGCAAAAAGAACAAAAAAAAGCCCTTGAAAAACAAGGGCTTGTAATTTTTTTTAAAAAAAGTTTTGAGAACTTTAGTTTGTCCAACCTTTTCTAGGTACAGATTTTCCCATAGAAATGTTTTTGATATCTCCACGACATATACCAATGTCTCTTAGTTCCAAGTCTGTCAATGAATGCAATTCTCTATATGTTTTTCTATCCATCTTTGGTATGATACTGTCTCTGAAGTTTTTATACAAGTCTGATACTATATTACAGAATGCACAATATGTTGTTGTTAGTGTTGTCATCTTACTTACCGCCTTTTTTCTTTTCACCTTTAGGTTTTGTATAACTGTGATCTGGATCTAACATGATGGATACATCTTATGTTTAAACTCAGATATTTCATCAGCCTTTGTAAACTCACCCATATCTCTTAGTTGTCTTATACTCATGCAATAGCTTCTATATTCCATTGCTTTCAAGAACTTCTTAAACATCATCTCTCTCCAACATTAACTTCTTAGCTTCTTCGTGATATCCCATTCTTGACAATTCAGACGCCGCTCTTGCTCGTCCTGCCGATTCTGCAATTCCAATACTAGTTACAAGCAATACAGTAAATGCATGCCCAATCCACTCACATACCTTACATGTATGTTTATATCCATAATTCATTAGTACTTCAACTGACATTCTAGCTACTCCTCTTTTTCTGTGTAATATAATCATAATATGCAAGAACATCCTCATCTCTAAGGTGTCTTACATCACTCTGATATTCTGTTCTAATAAACCTTACAATATCAGAGGTATTTTTCTTTTTGAATAATTTTATAATCCAATTTGACATTTTCTTTTCCTCTAAAATTATAGGAAGATGCATATACATCTTCTCGTATTTCAGATATATTTATAAAAAAAAGTCAATAATACTGTCGCATTATTCATGCTAGTTTGGAATAGTCGTTATGCATATGAGGAACTAATGCCTCTTGCAAAACTTTAGAACTGCCGATCCTACAATTGATGATACCATTATAGTATTCATCTGTGAGTAAGACTTCTCTATCGAATTGTTCTTTGGCTTCTAGGTAACTTAATTCTCCTCTTCCAGTACAGAAGTGTAGAATTTCTCTGATAAACTTATCTTCGCCGAGTTCTTTAACATCAGCATTCAAGTGTTCAGAAGACCCCCAATAGGTCTTCCAATCACTTTCTTTGGTAGAACGTCTTTTATTCTTTCTACCTTTTAGCGGCGGTTTAGTTACCTTAAACCGAGCTAGTTTCTTACCAACATATTTTCTATTGTTGGTAAGATTAGTTATTAAGTATACAAATCCTTCGCAACCCTCTGGTAGGGTTTCAATTGGTTTGCCTTGATATGTCCACATTACCACTCATCGTTTTCATCAAATAGTTCATCTTCGTTATCACTATTTAGAGTGTCGCCGCAGAAAGGGCAGTTACCCACTGAATAATATCGTTCTTCCATATTGTGTTGTATTCTGAATACTGCTTCACATGATTCACATAAAATCTCTTTCTTACTCATTAAGTCTGCCCTTTTTTATTATTATGCGGCTTCGTAGACATCATCCCACTTACCTGTCAAACCAGCAACTTCATATTCTGTTACTCTGTTCTCAAAGAAATTAGTATGGTCTGCACCGTTCAGTACCCACTCCAACCAAGGTAGAGGGTTCTCTTTTACTTTGTAGTTTCCTTTTAGTCCTAGTTGAATAAGTCGCCTATCAGTAATGTATCTTACATACTGTTTAACTTCTGATTGTTCTAGTCCGTCAATCTCACCTAGTTTGTATGCCAAGTCTACGAAGTTGTCTTCTAACTTCACTGCCTGTCTTGCCATCTCATATATAGTTGCTTTAAATTCATCGTCAATAATACGAGGATGTTCTGCACAATATGCCTTGAATAGTTTTGCAATACCCTCAACGTGAATTGATTCGTCACGAATACTCCACTCAACTACTTTACCCATACCTTTCATCTTACCGTAGCGTTGAAAGTTCAACAACATTACGAATGATGCAAACAATGCTACACCTTCATTCATTACAGATTTAGCCATTGTAAGTCCAAGTCCACGAACAGTGTTTGGATCACTATCCATCATAAACTCAATCTTATCTGCCATCTCTTGATATTCTAAGAAGGCATGATACTCGGCATCAGATAACCCAAGTGTCTCATTAAGAAGTGCATATGCACGTTGGTGAATGGCTTCTCTATTTGCAAACGAACCAAGCATATTCCGTACTTCATTGTTCTTAAACTTTGGTATAAGTTGGTCATAATAGTTCTGTCCTACTGCAACATCAGACTGTGTAAACAATCTTAGAATGTTTGTAATATATTCTTTTTCAACTTCACTTACTTTACCAGACTTCCAATCTGCAACGTCTTCAGACAAGTCAAGTTCATCTTCAATCCAGTGAACCTTTTCGTGTCTTGTTGTGATTTCAACTGCCCAAGGATAATGGAATGGTTTGTATGTTTCTGAGAACACCATCAATCCACCACCTTTCTTTTTGACAAAGTTTTCTGATACTTTCATAAAGTCATCATATGTACCAATCAGTTTATCATCAATAAAGATTTGTGGAACTGAGCGTGCATTAGGAACACGTTGATAAAATGCAAGACGTTCTTCTTCGTTATCCATTTTAATTTCTGTGTATTCATATCCATGCGATTTAAACCAATGTTTGGCCTTCTCGCAAAATGGACAATGTGATTTACTATAAATTTCTACTTTCATTTCTTTTTCCTTATCCTTGACACGCAACGCATTCATCTTGTGATTCTGCATCCATAGTTTGAGTTTCAAAATCTTTCAAAGCATCACGAGCAACTTTCTCTGATACATTCTCTGCTCTCTGTGAAGTCTCTGTTCTTAGATAGTACAGACCCTTCGTTCCTAACTTCCAAGCGGCAAAGTGTGCCCTATGCAAGTCTTTCTTATCTGCACCAGCAGGGAAGAATAGATTTAGTGATTGTCCTTGACAGAGATATTCTTGTCTATCTGCGGCCTGTTCTACCAATACTAACTGGTCTAGTTCTATTGCTGTTTTGAAAACATCTTTGATTTCATCTGACAAGAAATCTAAATGTTGTACTGAACCACCGTTGGTGATGATATCAGACCAAACATCTTGTGTATTCTTTCCAACCTTCTCTAGTTCTTCTTCTAGATATTTGTTGGACACAAGATGTGAACCAGCCCTTGTTCTATGTGTATATGCGTTTGCTTTTGATGGTTCAATAGATGGTGATGTTCCAACAATAATACTACTATTGGCATTAGGTGCAATTGCTAGTAGATGAGCGTTGCGTCTGCCAGTACCCATCATATCAGGAGCCTCACCCCTTTCTAGTCCCATTTTCATAGACTCACTATGTGCCTCAGTTTTGATGTGTCTGAAGACTTGACGGTTCAATTCTCTTGCACCATATGAATCAAATGCAATTCTCTTCTGATGTAGAAGTGAATGCCAACCCATTGCACCTAGTCCAAGACTACGTTCTTGAGTGGCTGAGTATCGAGCACGTTGAATTTCATCGCCTGCGTTATCAATGAAAAACTGTAGTACATTGTCAAGGAAACGAATAAGATCACGAACAAGAGTTGTATCTTTCCACTCATCATATTTCTCCAAGTTCAAAGAAGACAAACAACAGACGGCAGTTCTGTCTTCAGATGTTGGTAGATGGATTTCATTACATAGATTAGAACCATGTATCTTTAATCCTTTTGCTTTCATTGTATGTGGCAATGAACGATTAGCAGTATCAATAAAGTTTAGATATGGTTCACCTGTACGATAACGTACTTCTAGGATTTGTTGCCATAAAGTTCTTGCAGGCATTGATTCACGAACTGTGTCATCATTAGGGTCTTTCAAATCCCATATCTCATTACGTTCTACTGCCCGCATAAAATCATCTGTGATATTGATTGCGTGGTGTAGGTTAAGGTTCTTACGATTAACGTCACCAGTTGGTACACGCATGTTTAAGAATTCAATTAAGTCTGGATGTGATACATCCATGTATGCAGCGTATGAACCTTTACGAGTTTTACCTTGTCTGTATGCAGTCATGTCTGCATCTACTGTGTGTAGGAATGGCATTGGGCCAGGTGCTTTGTCGGAGATTGCACGAATGTCACTCCAGTGGCCACCGACACCACCACCTTTGACTGATAACCAACGCAACTCAGCAGAGTGGTCGATTAGTCCTTCTAATGAATCTGGAACGTAAGTCAAGAAACATGAGATAGGTAATGCTTTTGCCTTTTTGCCTGGCGCTGGTGCGTTTGACAACACTGGAGATGCAAACATGAACCAACCTTTTGATACTGCATCATATACACGTTGTGCTAGTCCTAAGTCTCCATCACAATATGCAACTGATGCTCGTGCATATGCCTGTTGTGGTGAGTTTTCTTCTTCGTTACAATAATAGTCCTTGAGTAGTTTGTATGCTTGTTCTGATAAATCTTTGTCTCTTGTTTTGTCAATTGTAATGCCGAGGTGGTCAAGACCATCTTCCTCTGCACTTGGGAATGTTACTACGTTCTCAAGGGCCATGTTTGTATCTCCTACTTTGTTTAAATTCGTTTCCAAGAATTGAAAACTGTTAATGCTTCTAATCCTTTATGGGAGTTACTATGTATAATACTTTGTATCTCTACATTAGTCATTCCAGAAAGAATCATATCGTTTACATCTTTTTCTTCTATCGAAGACGGCCATAGACAAACACGATATCCATCGTTTATGCACCGTTCTATTTGTTTGCAAATCTCTGGATTACGAGGTTCGTTATCTGGAACGAGAATTGCATTCTTCTTATACTTTGGTACACGCAAATCACTTTGTGCAACCGCAATACTATTTTTAAGAAAGAGACTATCAAGTGGCCCTTCCACAACAAGAATATCATCACTATCGACCAACCTGTCAAGACCAAAAATCTTTGGATGAGTTTCATCTATAATAATAGTAATATACTTTTGTTTTTCAGTACCGAATGATCTTCCTTGGTAAGCAATAACCTCACCCTTATTATTTCTGAATGGTATCAGAATTCTAGGATGATCTCCATCAAGGGAAGGAAACTTATTTGGTATGAACTTGTTCGTAAACTCAAAGAATTTAGGACAGTAATATATATCATTCCACGTTGCTTGAGGCAACTCTCTAGACGAAATAAATTCAATAGCTGGATGATTCTTTTCTAGTTCTGCAAAACTTTTTAGTCCATGCAATGTTTTGAAAACAGGTTTCTTAAAGTTAAACTCTGGTTTCTTAATTGATGCACCTGGCGTCTTGTCACCACGGCCGTTAGAAGTCAATCCTTCCTTATATCTTTCCATAGTATATTCTTTAAATATCGTAGGGTCTACATGTTCGATAAGTTTAGATAATGTTGTACCCATAGAACAGTTGTGACACTTATAAAACAAATCATTCTTTGTTCTATAAATGAAACCTCTAGCCTTCTTACGATTGGTTTGAGAATCGCCACAATACGGACAAGAAAAATTCCACAAGAAGTTTGGTTTTCTTGTGAAATTTCTTAGTCTGTGGGATATAAGTGATATATACTTCGTGTCAATGTAATTCATACTAAGCAATATACAGGATAACTATCCTGTTGTCAATAGATTTTACATTATAGTAGGAAGTATTTCTGTAAGTGCAAAACCTACGACTATTGAGCCACCTATGATAAGGTATCTCCATTTTTCTAAAACACCAATTCTATTAGTTATCTCTTCTCGTAGAGCATTAAACTGTTCAGTTTCTTTTCTTTGGTGTTCTTCCATAGCAATATGAAGTCTGCGCTCCATATCGCCCATCTGAATAGATGATTCTTTGGCATTAGTAGTAATACGTCCATGTAGTTCTTGGACAGTAGACTTAAATTCTCGTTCTTGTTCGTTCAATTGGTCTTCCTGTCGTATTAATTTTTCTTCATGGACTGCCATGATAGTATGTAAAGACGTTGACACTTCGGCAATCTTTTCAATTGCAGAGTCGAGTCTAACATGAATTTGCTTCATTTCAAAGACTTCTCTTTTGAGGAGTTCTACCTCAGTATCTAATGTCTTTACAGTAGCCATTATTTCTTACTTGCTTTTCTATGTCCATTCCATGCTACGAAACCGCCAAGTCTTAGCGCCCAGTAGGCAAGGTAATTTAAAAAATGAAATCCATTTACTTCTATATTTATGTCTCTGAATATTTTATCTGAACCTTTTTGATCTAATGTGTGAAAGTTTTTACCTTTCATCTTCAGTCCAGCATATTTGTAAGCATAGTCGTGTACAAGGCCACCCATAAGCAATACGCCTGTTGGTGATAACCATGTATGTAAGAACTTAGGAATAGATGCTCCGTCAAATTGAAATCCTTTTGGGATTACATATTCGTTACCAAACATCGTGTAATGGAAGTCTTTTGATACAATCCAATGTCTACTACCAGTAAACCACATCCAGATTGCACCCCAAAATCCTTTTCCCTTTGTTGGAATTGGAACTGGTGACATATGAGGCATATCTTTGTATTCAAAACCAATTCTTTTTGTTTTGTTGTCTACACCAAATAAATTAATACACCAACCTATAACAATTAGAATACCTACTACGGTAAACTGCCACCATGTGACTAGTAAGTCCTGTACGAACTGTACGATTTCTACTGATGCCATTTTTATTCTCCTGTTGTGTTGTCCTCTTCTTTTTGAGGGCCAACTGCATTTTCGTAATATACGATAATTTGTTTTTGTTGTTCAATAAACCTTCTAAGTTCAGCAAAGTTCTTAGATAAGTTTTCATAATCTTTTACTGAAATAGCGATATATGAATCTGTACCATTTTTCTTCTCAAATTCCTTAGTGAACTCATCAAAGTTCTCTGAAGGTGATACAACATATATCTTTACATCATTTAATTGAACTGGTTTGGGATGTGCAACCAGTGGCACATCTCTGTTAACAAGTTCCGTTACTGTTACAATTTTAGGTTCTGGTTGTATTGATGAACAACTACTCAGTAGTGTTGTTGCTATCAGAACTAGTAATAGACTCAAGGTCATTCCATAGTTTATCTGTCGCATTTTGCATCCTCTTTTCAATTAACCCAGGCTTCTTATTCGCCAAGTGAGTTAAGTTATGTTTATTGAGAGTTGCCCTAAGTTCATCACCATACAGTTCTGCTTTTTGTAAATCAACAGACAATGTATTTGTCAGTTCATTAAGACGTTTTGTGTCTCTTCCCATCTGTTCTATAGTGGCTTGATTTGTTTCATTTGCGACTTCAAGTTTCGCATTATTATCACGCAGTTGTGCAATAGTATTTTGAGTGGTGTCGTAATAGTATTTTGCACCATACGCCGCACCACCCAATAAACCAACTACAATTAATAGTCCATATAATTTAATCATTCTTAGGCGCCTTTGTGCCAAACTTTCTTTCGTATGATGGGTCATTTGCATATTCATTTGCCCATCTGTTTTCAGTGAATGTTGCGAAGTCAATTAAGTCCTCTATATCACTGTAGTTTTGTGCAATCCAACTATCCATATCAGTGATTTTAGATTTCATATCATCTATATCACGATTCATATTTACATTATCTTCGACTGCCATACGAGAAGTAAGTTCAGTTACCTGTACATTCAATTGTGAAATAGTTTGTGCTTG